TGAGAATTGTGGTAAGAGTTTTATATGAATTTGTTAGGGGGACTTCATAATGGCTAAAAGAATAAAAATATACTTTCCTGATGGAGAAAACGAGATGGAAATCTTTGATGACCAGCTTGAAAATTATCTTGCAAAAGGTTTTAAGAAAGATAAAAAAGAAGATAGACCTCTTCCGAAAAATGATTTAAAAGAAGAGGAAACAAACATAATAGAGGAGTAAAATTATGGCAACGCATACAGGATTAAATGGTGTTGTAAAAATTGGGTCAAACACAGTAGGAGAAGTAACTTCATTTACTTTAAACCAAACTCAAGACACAGTTGAAGATACAGCATTGTCAGACTCAATGAAAAGTTACAAAGCATTAAGAGGAGACGCAACAGCAACAGTTGAATGTCATTTTGACGAAACTGATACTGCTCAAGAGGCCGCTAACTTAGGAACAAGTGCTACACTAGAACTATACCCAGAGGGTGCAGATAGTGGAGACAAATATTTCACAGGAACAGCTATTGTTACAGGTGGAGATGTTGGTGTTACTATGGACGGAATAATTAGCAGAACTCTTACTTTTCAATTTACAGGTGGAGTATCTGAGGCAACAGTATAATAATTTGTGGCTGATAAAATAGATTTTTTTGAGGGAGTCAAAAACCATTTTGAGTCTCTTGAAATAAAAATAATAGAAGTTCCTGAATGGGGATTAGAGGGCGATAAAGCTATGTATGTTAGTCCTTTTACCATGAATGAAAAAGCCAAATTATTAAAAGGTGTTAGCGAGACAGATTTAGGAGTATTGGTTGATGTAATTATTCAAAAAGCAGAAACCAAAAGTGGCGATAAGATGTTTGACTTATCTCATAAGCCTAAATTTAAAATGAAAGCTGATACTGATGTTATCTCAAGAGTTGCTACTGAGATAATGGCTCAAGATAATATTTCTGACGTTAAAAAAAAATAGTTTCTGACCCTGACTTTCATAATGTTCTTGCTCTAGGCGAGAGACTTCATATGTCCGTAAGAGACATATTGCAAATGCCTGTTTCAGAGTTTAATATGTGGTTAGCATATTTTCAAATACAACATGAAAAAGCTGAACAAGAGCAAAGAATGAACAAAAGATAATGGCTACAAAAAAAGTAAATATTGATATTGTTGCTAAGGACAAATCTAAAAGAGCCTTAAACACAGTAAGAGGTAGCCTTGATAAATTAAAATCGTCAGTATTTAATGTTCGTAATGCTTTAGCTGGTCTTGGTGCTGGTTTAGTAATTAGAAATCTTGTTAATACAGGTAAAGAATTAGAAAACTTAGAAGTTAGATTTAAATTTTTACTTAAAAATGCTGAAGAGGGTGCAAAAGCCTTTGAAAATATGACAAAGTTTGCATCTCAAGTTCCATTTTCACTAGAAGAAATACAAGCTGGTTCAGGGATATTAGCTACTGTTACTGATAATGCTGATGATCTTCAAAAGATGTTGGAGATAACAGGTAATGTAGCCGCAACCACAGGTTTAGATTTTAGAACTGCGGCTGAACAAATACAACGATCATTTAGTGCTGGTATAGGTGCGGCTGACTTATTTAGAGAAAAAGGTGTTAGGAATATGCTTGGCTTCAAAGCTGGTGCAACTGTTTCTATTGAAGATACAGTAAAAGCATTTGATAGAGTATTTGGAAAAGGTGGAGAATTTGGTCAAGCAACTGATGAATTAGCAAATACATTTGAGGGAACTCTCTCAATGATAGGAGATAAATTTTTTAATTTTAAAAGAGAAATTTTAAAAGCTGGTTTTTTTCCTGAACTTAAAAAACAATTCAAAGATTTAGACACTTTTTTAGGAGATAATACAAAAGGACTTGATGAGTTTGCGAAAAAAATAGGACAAACTTTAGCTAGGGCAGTTAAAGGAACAGCAAATGCATTTAAGTTTATAAAAGATAATGCAGATACTTTCTTTGAGGTCTTATCTGGTATTATAGCTTTAAAAGTTGCGTCAGTTTTTTTTAATATGGCTATGCAATTAAAAGGATTAACTATAGCTATGACAGGTTTTAATCTTGCCACTAAAAAAAATATTATTTTTGCATCAGTTGGATTATTTGTAACCACCTTTGGATTACTAATAAATAAATTTAAAGATTTTAAAAAAGAATTATCTGACGGAACATTTGAGACAGAAAATTCAAGGAAATCTATTTCACAATTAAAATTTGAAATAAATAAATTAGATGAAGCAATCCAATTTAGATTAAATACAGGACTTAAAAATTTTAAAACACTATTATCAGGCCCTGAAGTACCTGAGTCAGGTAAATCAATAGAGCAATTACAAGAAGAAATAAAATCTCTTTCATTACAATTAAAATTAGCTTCGGAAAATCAAAATAAATTTAAAGAAAAGACAAAAGAAACAAATTTTGTATTACATGAATTAGATGAACAAATTGGTCTTTCTTTAGAACAAATTAAAAAATTTGTTAAGGCATTTAGATTAGAAGAAGCACAAAAAGCGGCAAATGTTTACAAAATTTTAAATCAGCAGTTTGATGAAGCTGAAGAGATTATTGGTTTAACGAATGAACAAATAAAAGAACTTAATAGAAATATTGCCGAAACAAAAAATGTAGAAAATTTAGAAAAAATTGTAGCGGTTTTTAAAACTTTACAACAAAGAGAAAAAACAGATGAGGGAATTATCGGTCTTACAAATGCACAACTAAAAGAAATAAAAGAAAATTTAAACTTAAGAGAATTAGAACAAATGGCAAATGTGTTTAAAGCCTTAAATAATGAAAGATTAGATGATGAGGGTATAATCGGTTTAACAAACGAAGAAAACGAAGCAATTAAAGAACAAATAAAATTAAAAAACAATATGTTTGAGGGTTTTAAAACAGGTTTTAAATCTTTCACTAATGATTCAATAACAGCATTTGATAGATTTAAAAAAGCTGGAGAGGATAGTGCTAGAGCTGTAAAAAATGCTCTTACTGATTTTGTTATGACAGGAAAACTAAATATTTCTGATTTAGGTAGAACGATTGTGAGAACTTTAGTTGATGCTTTGATAGGTTCAGCAGTTAAATCAGCTATGGCGAAATCGGAGTCTATGATGCTTATGTCTACAATTAGAAAAGCCTTACGAAGTGTTTATGAGGGTGCATTAAAAACTTTTTCAAGTATTCCTTTTCCATTTAATATTGCGGCTACAGGTTTAGCTATTAAGTTTGGTATGGGTTTAGTAAATAAAATTAAAGGTTTTGAAAAAGGTGGTATAGCAAGAGCAAATCAACCAGCAATAGTAGGAGAAGCTGGACCTGAATTAATTATGCCAAGAAAAGATATGCAAGTTACACCAAATAATAAACTTGGAACTATGGGCGGTTCAGTAAATGTGAACTTTACAATTAATGCTGTAGACACTAGAGGTTTTAGATCATTACTTACAAATGAAAGAGGGACTATAGTGAATATCATAAATCAAGCAGTAACAGATAAAGGGAGACCTGTACTAGTATGAGTGGGTCATTACCTTTAACAGAGTTTCAGGCTATAAATTTTAAGTCTAACCAAAGAACACTTGTCTCTCAAGCAGATGATGGAACTCAGTTTACAAGACAAATTGACGGACAAAGATTTAGTTTTACTTTATCTTTTCCTTTGAAAACAAGAGCAGAGATAAGTCCATTGATGGCTTTTATAATTGCACAAAGATCAAGAAAAGAAACTTTTACTATTACACTTCCAGCATATATAGGAAATGCAAAGGGAACTGTTGCTGGTAGTCCAACAGGAACAGCAAGTGCTGGTGGAACATCTATAACTTTAGGTGGAACAAGATCAGGTAGTTTGTTAGCTGGAGACTTAATAAAATTTGCAAGTCATAATAAAGTTTATATGGTTGTAGCAGATAATTCAGATATATCTTCAGGTACGTTAACTATTGAGCCACCTCTAAAATCAGCAGTATCAGGTTCAGCTATAACATTTGATAGTGTTCCAATAACAGTAAGACTAACAAGTGATATGCAAGAATTTCAAAGTGATGTATCTGATAAAGATGGAGAATTGCTTTTTAGTTATGAGATAGATGTTATTGAGGCTTTCTAATGTCAAGAGGATTACACAGTGATCTTGTTACTGAACTAGCAACAAAAAATATAAATGCAGTTCATCTTGTTAATATAACGCTAGGAAGTTCTAACTTAGCTTTTACAGAGAATAGTTTTCCATTAACATCTAGTATATCAGGTAGTTCTACAACATATTTATCTTCAGGTGTTTTATTAGATGTTTCAAATGTATCAGAGAGTCAAGGAGTTCAGGTATCAAGATTAAATTTAACTGTAACAGGAGTAGATCAAACTTATATTGCTTTGGTCCTTAATAACAATGTTATACATGATGAAGTAAAAATATTTAGAGCATTTTTAAATAGTTCTGGTGGTATAATTAACAATCCATTTTTATTATATCATGGTTTTGTAAATAGTTTTCAAATAGTTGATAATACTTCTACAGCAACTTTAAAATTTGATTTGGAAAGTTTTTTTGCTAATAGTGGTCAAGTTAATGGAAGAATTACAAATAACCAAACACAACAAAGATTTTTTAGTGGAGATAAAGGTTTTGAGTTTGGAGACCAAATTGTCATAGATTTGAAATGGGGGAATAGTGGATAGTTATAGATTTTACCAAGCTGATGAAAAAGATTTAGATGAATTGTTTGAAGTAGGCAAAAAATTTAAAAGAGAATTAAGATATTTAGATTTACCTGATTTATCTGAGGGCAAAGTTTTTAAATTATTAGATATGCTTTTGAATAAAGGTAAAATAATTTGTTGTAGTTTAAATCAAGAAAATAAAATTATTGGTGCTGTAGGTTTTTACAAAAGTCAGTATTGGTGGAGTGATGCTTTTATATATAATATACAATTTATTTATGTAATGCCTGAGCATAGAAATTTTACAACATTTAGAAATTTGTTAAGTGGTGTTCAAAAGATTGCAAAAGACGACCCTATTAATTTATCTATAACAACAAAATTAAAACTTGACCCTGTACTTAAAAAATTAGGATTTGATGAGATGGGCAAAAATTGGAGACTTGGCTAATGTGTGATTTACCAGATACAGGACTTCCAATAATTGATGATGCTATTGACATTATAGAAGATGTCTTTGAGGGTATAATTGATATTGTTGAGGACATTGTTTCTTGGTTAATGCCTATACCTGAGTTACCTGACTTTGATGATGGATTTAATGACCCTACTTCAAGAACTGATGGGATATTAGTAAATAAACAATCTAGTAGTTCAGGTTTACCTTTGATTTATGGAATGAGAAAAGTAGGTGGTATAATGGCTTTTGTGCAAACAGACTCTACTAATGAATTTTTATATATTGCTCTTGCTATGTGTGAGGGAAAAATAAATGCTTGTAAAAAAATATTTTTTGATGATGTTGAAGTAACTGATTTCAATACTTCAGATAGTTCAGGTGCTACTTCCCCAAGTTCTTTTACTGACCAAACAGTATATTATGGAAAATTTGCAGATGTTCAAAATGATGATGGTACAACTACAAATCAATCTCATGTTCAAATGCAGTTTTTTGATGGAGATGATAGTCAAGTAGCTTCTTCAATATTATCAACTTTATCCGATTGGACAAGTAATCATAGATTAAGAGGGGTTAGTTATCTTGCGTTAAAATTAAGATTTAACCCTGATGTATTTTCAAGAGTGCCTAGAATAAACGCATTGATACAAGGAAGAAAAATATCTACATTTGATAGTTCTTCAAGTGAAACAACTGATCAATACTCAACTAATCCAGCTTTTGTTATGCTTGACTATTTAACTAATACTAGATTTGGTAAAGGAGTTCCAATAGCGAATATTGATATTCCTAGTTTTTACACAGCATCATTAGTAGCTGAAACGGACATTACCCCAACAGGTTCAGCAGTAACAAATCCTCAAGATAATTCTAGCGGTAATACAATCC